AACATTATAATGAGCTTTTATTACTTAAAAAATTATGAAAACAAATAATACTAAACAAATAACAGTAGGGACTATGGGTAGATGTGGGTCTACTGTTTTGACTAATATTATTAAAGCAATTTTTCAAATTTCTGACATTAAATATAAATTTATATCTCAAGAGTTCTCTAAAAATCAATGCGCCCCTGTTAGTAAGAACAATGTTAATGAAGATTTTTTAATTTTAAAAGCTCATTATAATGTTCATAATTACGCTAAGGATTCAGATTATACATTTACTTGCATGAGAGATATTAGAGAAATGATGTCTTCAACTAAAAAGTATTTAAAAAAAATAAATTATAAACAAGAATATACTAAAGATAATATTTTTGATGAATGTAAAAATCAATTAGAAATTTATGAGTCTTGGGAAAAATATTCTGATTATTGTTTTAAATATGAGGATTATGTAAAAGATTTTGATAAATATTCAAAAAAGATATGTGATATATTAGAAATAGACTATGTAGATGGAAATAAGATAAAAGAAATTGTTGAAAATAATGTAAAAACCCATCACATAACATCCAAAGATATAGGTGTTAAAGAATATTTAAATATATTAAGTGAGGTTGAAATAAAGATAATAGAAAACAACTTCAAAGACTTCTTATTGAGTAATGATTATAAAATTAAAAAAAGAAAATGAATAAAGTTGGAATTATAATGTTAGGAGGAGATAAACAACAAATTTGTTTTTGGCCATCCTATTACAATTGTGATTCAGGATATCCTCATGATTTAATTATTATTCATAGAAACAAATTAGGATTACCAAAGGAAATGAATAATAAATACGGTAAATTATTTATTCATAATAAAATAGATAATAATGGAAATGATGTTCCTCATAGAGCATTTGGAGCTTATAGACATTTTTATCAGATGTATAAAGATAAATATGATATATTTATTTTTATTTCTGACGATGTTGTTATAAAACGAGATAATTGGTTGTTAGATATTATAAACACTTTAAATATACATGATAAATTAGGGTTTGGAGCTAGCCAAATTTTTAATGGAGGTAAAAACTATCCTCACGAGAGTCATATTAGAGCTCCATTTTGGTTCGCAAAAAAAGAAGCTTTAAGTAAAATAAAATGGGAATTTAATAATGACCATGATGGAGAAATGAAAATAGGAAATCAACTAACTGATGCTGGTTATTTTGGAGTACAAATTGGTAATAAATTAGATTTAGGTTTTGACTCAACAGAGAAAGACCATATAACACAGCTGTTAGAAAAGAAACTATTCCCAACACTATCACCATTTGGTAAATATGAAGTGATTGGAGAACTAGAGAGAATGTATTATGAAAATAAGGTAGATAAGAACATTGAAATCACGTCACCATTTCCACATATACGAAATCAAAAGATATATAATGATTTAGAACCTTTTAATAATCTTATTTATTTACCTGGCTTAGATATTGCAAAAAAATATGTTAGTATTAAAGATGTTGGTTTTAATATAAATGTTTTAGATTCTATATAATATAAATAAAAAAATAAAATATGTTTAATAAAAAAATAGTAGAAGTACTTAAAAATAAAAGAGGAATTGAATTTGGAGGGCCAACAGAGCTTTTTTACAACCCCACATTTAGAATGGATTTATATAATCACGTATTCCTTGATGGAGGGAATATGGTTGATGACAGTTCTTTTAAAAATTTAAAAGGTCATGCTGATTTTGATAAAACTTTTAAGTACGGAAAAGAAGATGGAACTCAATTTAATGTTGATTGCTCACTGGAAAGTGACTTAAATAAAATAAATAAAAAATATGACTTTATAGTTACATCACACCTTATTGAACACTTAGCCAACCCAATAAAAACTATTAAAAATTGGTCAAATTTACTATTAAATGAAGGTGGTTATGTATTATCAATAATACCACATTATTCATTTTGTTTCGATAGGAATAGACCTTTGACAACTATAGAGCATTTAATAAATGATTATGAAAATAATATTGGTGAAGATGATAAAACACATATTGAAGAACAAAAAAAATTACATGATTGGAGTCAAGGAGGCCATCCAGACTTTAGTGAATTATGTGAAAATAATGATAAAACTAGAGTTGTCCATCACCACACCTTTACACCAGATACTGTAGACGAATTATTTAACGCTTGTGGGCTAAAGTCAATAGTAACATTTAAGCATGATAATTTAAATATTGTAAATCTATCTCAAATATGAAGCTAATTGCACACAGAGGAAATATTGACGGTCCAAACTTAAAAATGGAAAACAAACCAGAATACCTACTTGATGCATTGAGCAAGGGTTATGATATTGAAACGGATGTGTGGGGTAAAAATGGCGAGCTATGGGTTGGTCATGATGAGCCTATATATAAAATTAAAGAGTTTTTTGGACATTTTGATTACCTTGGAGATGGTAGAATTTGGTATCACTGCAAAAACATAGAAGCATTAATAATTTGTGAAAGAGAAGGTGTTGGAAGGACGAATTTCTTTTTCCACGACTCAGACGACTTCACTTTAACTTCAAACGGACATATATGGACATTTCCAGGTAAACCCCTTTTATCAAAGAAATCTATTTCCGTATTACCAGAAAGAACAGATGAGGAAGTTCCTAAAAACATTTATGGAATTTGTAGTGACTTTATAGGGTTATATATAGATTAATTTATTTACTTTTATTTTTCTTACCATATATTCGTTATATGGATAACAAAATAGTTCCTAAAAATATTTTGGTGACCCCTAAATCTTGTTATTGGTGGTTTATTGGAGATGGATATACAAGTAATAGAAATGTTTATTTATGTACAGATTCTTTTACAAAAGATGATAATTATTATTTAATTAAAAAATTAAATAAAGAAGGGTTTAATCCTTCTTTAAGAAGTAATAACAGGATAGCATTTAACAAACAAGATACAATTAAATTTTTAGAATGGATTACTCCTAAGTCAGGAATAATGAAACAATACAAATATAAATGGGAAATATGAAAGAAATAAAAAAGAAAAAAGCTATTTGCTTTGGCGTAACAGGTCAAGATGGAAGTTACCTTACTGAATTACTTTTAGAAAAAGGATATGAAGTTCATGGAGTTATAAGGCGCTCTAGTTCTTTTAATACAAAGAGAATTGACCATCTAATAGATAAGAATAATGATTTTTACTTTCACTACGGAGACATAACAGACCCTTTAAGTGTAACGAATATAATTTCAAAAATACAGCCAGATGAAGTTTATAATCTAGCTGCCCAGTCTCACGTAAAAGTTTCTTTTGAACTACCTTACTACACAGCTCAAACTGATGCATTAGGTACTTTAGCTATTTTAGAAGCTATAAGAGCTCATTGTCCAAATACAAAATTTTACCAAGCATCAACATCTGAACTTTACGGAGGAATGGGATACAACATGCCAGAAAATGGTTATACAGAAGATTCTAAGTTCCACCCAAGAAGTCCATATGGGGTTGCTAAACTTTATGCTTTATGGATAGTTAGGAATTATAGAGAAGCTCATGGTTTATATGCTTGTAATGGAATACTTTTTAATCACGAATCAGAAAGAAGAGGAGAAACTTTTGTGACAAGAAAGATTACTACAAACTTAGCCGAAGTTGCTTGTGGAAAAAGAGAAGTGTTAACAATAGGCAATCTTGATGCAAAAAGAGATTGGGGACACGCAAGAGATTATGTTGATGGTATGTGGAGAATGCTTCAGCTGGAAGAGCCTGAAGATTTTGTTTTAGCTACAAATACAGCATATTCAGTTAGAGATTTTATAGAAGAAGCTGTTTCTTATTTTGATTATGAAATAGTCTGGAAGGGTAAGGGTGTAAAAGAAAAGGGTTATGATAAGTCTACAGGAAAACTGTTGGTCCAGGTGGATGAAAGATATTTCAGACCTTCAGAAGTAAACATTCTTTTGGGTGATTACTCTAAGGCAAAGAAAAAGCTAGACTGGTCTCCTCAAATAAATTTTAAAGAACTTGTAAGACTTATGTCTGAAAATGATAGAGCTAAATTAGAAAAAAAAGGTCATAAATTTTATACAATAGATAAATAATGGATAGAATATTAGTTACTGGTGGTAATGGGCTTGTTGGTTCTCAGTTCAGTGGAGAAAAGTATCACAAAATAGGGTCTAAAGAATATGATTTAATTAACCAAAAACAAGCTTACGATATAATTAATAAAGATTGGGATGGTGTTATTCATGCAGCAGCCAAAGTTGGCGGTCTAATGGGAAACATGAATCATAAAGGAGAGTTTTTCTACAAAAACATTATGATGAATACAAATGTGATAGAGTCCTGCAGGCAAGCTGATGTTAAAAAATTGGTTGTATTTTTATCTACATGTGTTTTTCCTGACGGCGTAGAATATCCTCTAGTTGAAAAAAGTATACACTTAGGCCCTCCTCATTTTAGCAATGATGCCTATGCCTATTCGAAACGTATGGCAGAAGTTCAAATAAGAGCATATAGAGAGCAGTATGGTTTGAATTACAAGTCGGTCATACCTACGAACATATATGGAATAAACGACAACTTTGATATAGAAAACGGACACGTAATACCTTCTTTGATTCACAAGTGTTATATTGCCAGAGAAACTAATACTCCTTTTGTAATATGGGGAAGCGGTACACCTCTTAGGGAGTTTATTTATAACAAAGATGTTGCAAAATTAACTGAATGGGTCCTTGAAAACTACAATGAAGACGAGCCTATCATTCTTTCAACATCAGAAGAGATTTCAATAAGAGATGTTGTGGGAATTATTGTAGAATTAATGGATTTCAAAGGCCAGGTTAAATGGGACAACAATAAGCCAGATGGGCAGTTTAGAAAGCCTTCAGATAATTCTAAAATAAAAAATTATTTACCCGATTTTAAATTCACATCCTTATACGATGGATTAAAAGAAACCGTGGAATGGTTTATAGAAAATTATGAAACAGCAAGAAAATAAAAACATATTAGTAACTGGAGGGCTAGGCTATATAGGGAGTAATACTGTTGTTAAGTTGTTTGAAAACGGCTATAACCCCATTATAATAGACAATCTTTCTAATAGTGATTTTTATAGATTAAACGAATTAGAAACAATAACTAATTCAAAAATTCATTATTACAATGGAGATATAAGGGCGCCTAAAGGTTTTAGTAACTTATCTCATATAATGGAAAAATATGATATAAATTCTGTTATGCACTTTGCTGCTTTTAAGTCCGTAAATGAATCTGTAAAAAATCCTTTAAAGTATTACAGTAACAATATAGGCGGAACTATTTCTTTGTTGGAAATGATGAAAAAATATGATGTTAAAAACATTATATTCTCTTCTTCGTGCACTGTTTACGGACAGCCAGACAAATATCCTGTTTGCGAAAAAGCCCCAGTTAAGACGGCAGAAAGTCCATATGGCGAAACTAAACAAGTATGTGAAAATTTATTAAAAAATACTTCAGAAAAAGAAGGTATAAACGTAGTTTCTTTAAGGTACTTTAATCCCATTGGATGTCACGAGTCTGGATTGTTGTCAGATAACCCAAAAGGCACCCCAGAAAATTTAATCCCATATATAATCGGCGTATTAAATAAGGAGTATGAATATTTAAGAGTTTTTGGAAATGATTATAACACTAAAGATGGTACTGCAATAAGGGACTATGTAGATGTTTTAGATTTGGCAGAAGCTCACGTAAAAGCTTTAGGTGTTGTAGGCGAAAAAAGTTATCAAACTATTAACGTAGGCTCTGGATGTGGATATTCAGTTATGGAAATAATTGAATGCTTTAAAAGCTTGGGATATGAAATACCTTTCAAAATATTTCCCAAAAGAAATGGAGACATAGACAGTATATATGGAGACGTTTCAAAAGCAAAGCAAGTTATGAATTGGGTGCCTAAAAGAGATGTTTTAGATAGTATAGGCTCTATACTTAAGTCAATAAGTTAATAAAAACTTGCATTTTATTAAACTTTTCCCTTTATTTGTTCGGAAATAAATTAATAAGATTTTTGATGAGATTTAAAGACATGACTAAAAGTGATATAAAGCGCTTTTCGGAAATTTACAAAGATAAAGATTTATCTTGGGACGACAGAATGAAGAAGTTAATGAAATTAACTGGAAAGTCTGAAAGAACTGTACGAGTTTGGGCTTCTAAAAAGCTAAACTTAAATGAAAAGCAAGAAAGCATTTCTGCAGAATATGAGCAAGCAAAGTCTAGAAAATTTGACAAAAAGAAAAAGAAGTTTATAATAACGTGGGCCCAAAACAACACACCAGTACATAAAGAGTTTTTTGAAAACCTAACTTCATACGCCAAACACATAAGTGCAGATATACACGTTATAGCAGGTCGTTATAAAAATCCTACATCCATGTGGTCTTCTGGCCAGGAGGAAGAAGAGAAGTGGGACACAAGAGTGCAGCCTTTTTTGGATGCAAACAGACATAATATACATAAGTATGTGTCAATCATGTCTGATGTAAAGATTCAGCCTACAGCAGTTAACCCCATGACTGGTATGCATGCGCTTTCGGGTATAAATTCCTGTGTTTTTGGTTCGCCTAAATTGCAAATGGAAATGATACCAGTAATAGAAGGTGAAAAGTCTAAAATGATGTTAACTACAGGTTCTTGTACTAGAAAAAACTACACAGACTCTAAGGCGGGCAAAAAAGGCGAATTTCATCACGTCATAGGCTTTACAATTGTTGAAATAGAAGATAATGATACGTTTTATGTAAGACAAGTATCTGCAGAAGATAGTGGTGATTTTTGTGACTTATACAAAGAGATTAAGTATAATAAAGAAACAAAAAAGACTAAGATTAATAGCATAAAAGAAATAGAGGCTTGTATATTAGGTGATTTACACTGGGGGCATCATGACCCTGAAGTCGTCAATTTGACTCATAAGATGTTAAAAAAGATAAAACCTAAACATGTAATATTACATGATGTTTTTGACGGATATTCAATATCTCATCACGACATGAAAGACCCATTTGCTCAGTATGGCAAAGAGATAAATGGCAATAACGACTTAAATAAAGAGGTGACAGAGATGTTGGAGGGTTTATCTCCTTTTGAGCCTTATGAAAATGTTATAATAGTAAGAAGTAATCATGATGACTTTTTGGATAGATGGGTTAAGAACGAAGATTGGAAGCGTCAGCCTACTCCAAAAAATTCACCTCTATACATGGAGTATTCAGCAATATTATTAAGACAGTATGCTGATACGCCAAGTAATATTAAGGGTATAATACCGTCTATCATTAATAGTAGATTCCCAAAATTTAAAACATTAGGAAGAAGAGATTCGTATAAGGTTTTAGATTGGGAGCTAGGTCAGCATGGTGATGTTGGCTCAAATGGTTCAAGGGGCTCACTTTTACAAATGAGAAAGTTGAATACAAAAATAGTTGTTGGACACTACCATTCTCCTGGAAGGAAGGATGGAGCTTTGGCTGTAGGTACATCAACCCACTTAAGAGTTGGTTACAACAATGGTCCAAGCTCTTGGCTGCAGTCTCATGTTATAATACATAAGAATGGAAAAGCACAACATCTGAATTTCTTTAAAAACAAAAATGGAACAGTAAATTATACCACGTCTAAATAATTGCACAAATGAAACTGAAAAGTAAAGAAGAATTTTTAATAAAGCAGGGTAAAAGTATAGAAACTATTAGATTTTGTAGGGATTTAAAAATTCCAATAGAGCATATTGTTTGGTTTGTGGATAAGATAGAAAAAGAAAACTTTCCCATAAAATCAGAAAAATCTAAAGAACACATAAGCCTGGTTTTGAAAATGTTTTTAAAAAACAAAAAAGAAAAAGAAAACACAAAAACTTTAAGCAAAGCTATATTTAAGGCTTGCCAAGTTGTTGAAAGTGATGAGAGTGAAAATAAAAGAGTTTTGCAAAGATTCCCAGATGGAAATTATATAATTCAAATAACTCACAAGGAAGCGCTATATGAAGGTGAATCTATGAGAAACTGCTTAGGCTCTATGGCTAGACAGATTCATTCTAAAGAAATTGCTATACTTGCTCTAAAGAATAAAGTTTCAAAAACCTTGTGCCATATACAGGTAGGAGTTTATGGAAATTTGAGTCAGCATTATGGATTTGCAAACACTTCAATTAAGGCAAGTCACTGGTACTATATTAATGAATTTTTTAAAAAAAATAAAAGCTTAAGTTTAACTCAAGAATTAGAACAAAAATCAATAGAAAAAATATATGACATAAGAAAAGATTATAGAGGCCTTTCTGTTCTGAGTAAAATCCCTTATGAAAAAAGAATTTCTCTGTTTGGGGATAACAACAACAATAATAGAAATAATTTAAGCAGTATAGACTTAAAGGAGTATGATTATTTTCAAGAAAAAAAAGGATTATGTAGTGATAGAAACTTAAGCCTAGAGGAGGCGTTATCTTATATTGTGGATTATAAAATGAGTATTATTGAATCTTTAAAAGATTTAGAGGAATCATTAAAGGACTCTAAAGATAATCTTCTAATATTAAACGATAAAATGTATTATAGGCTTTTTGGCAAAAAAATTAGTACCAAAGAAAGGTTTGAGAAAATAATAAACTGTCAGAAAGAAGATGTTTACGAAGAAGCCCCAGTAGAAATGGAACCCCCATTAGCATATAATACGATGGAGGCTGAAATGACTGAAGAGGATGTATATGGTGAAGAAAACTATGAAGACAACACGAAGGCTTCTGAAGATGATATGGGTATTTCGGATTTATTTTGATAAGTAATTTTTACATATAAAATAAATTCATTATATTTGTTAAGTGAAAATCGTAATTAAATAACGTATAATAAAAAAATAAAAATGTCAAAAACTAAAGTAGTAGAAAAAGAGTATAAAGTTTTAATGATAGATAGTAGAAATAAAAATCACAGAGCATATACGGAGGAAGTTGTAAATTTGTGGTTGTCTAATGATTTAAATAATTCTGAAAACATTAATGAAGGGTATGACCTGGAGTTTGCCATAGACAATGAAGATGAAGGTGTGACACGAGATATTTATAATGAATTCACATTAGATTCGTTAAGTTGTGGCATCGTAAATAATTTAAAAATAAAAGATGGATTTTTGTTTGCAAGTGTAAGATTCAAACTTCCCAACTCTTGTAGTAACTTAACTTCAGAAATATATTCACAAGATGCAAATTTAGATTTGTATGCAGTAGTGCCAAAAGGTAAGGGTTCTGTAAAAAATCAAGAAGTTCAAAATGATTATGAACTTTATGGTTTTAATTTAATATTAAAATCAGACTCTTCTTTTGAGTACGACTCTGAAGAGGTGGTAGAAAACGCTAAATAAAAATTAACATATGTCTGAAAATAAAAAAGTATTAGCTATAGGTATAGATGGAACCATAAGAGATGTCTATTCTCAATTTGACACATGGTATAGAAGAACTTTTATTAAAAATGATTCTTTAGTTCAAATGGATGATAATTATAATTACGTAGAATCACCAGAAGAGACTAGTGATGACAAGCTTTCACTTCAAAGAGAGATTGATGAAAAGATAAATTTACCATTAGATACTTTTGACCTACTAAATCATTATCAATTTGAAAACAGAGTAGATTTAGAGAAGTTTATGTATACTGATTGTTCTTTTCAAATTTTTGGCTCTTCTCACTCTTTTCCCAAGTCTATGGATTCTGCTAATTTTTTGCAAATATTTGGAGAAGTTTCAAAATTGTTTGACGTAGTTTTGTATGCAAAATGTAAAAATACATCTATTGTTTCTACGTATCATTTTTTGGCAAAAAACGCTTGTAAAATAAAAAACGTTAAATTTGTTAATGAATATGAAGACGTGTGGGATTTTGCTGATGTTGCAATAAGTGATTGTCCCGAAATTTTTGAGACTAAGCCAAAAGGCAAGGTTTCTATAAAAATAAATCACATGTATAACTCTTATTCTGAATCTGACTACTCTTTTGATTCTATAAACGAAATCAAAAGTGAAAAATTTATAAAGTCCTTATTTGAGAAACAAAAGGAATTAAGTTAGTCAATATAAAAAAAACATTAAAAGCTTCGATTATTCGAAGCTTTTTTTTTGTTACCATTTACTTTTGTAATAATATTATTATTTTAGATATCAAATAAAAAATAATATAAAATTATGGAAACAGTTTCTCAAGAAATTTCGCAAGAAGAAGAGCTAAAACAAAGAGAAGAAGCAATTACAGGTCTGGTATCTAAGTTAGATAAGGGTGAAAATACAATATATATATATTGTCCTGCAATGAGCTCTCCAAGTGGAGGTATTTCTGTCTTGTTTGAGCATGCAAAAATATTAAAAGACGCAGGCAAAAGCGTTACTATTGTTTATGAACCACAACAAAACAATCAAGCATCATTAGAAGCCACTAAAAAGGCTAGACTTAAAGGCGCTAAAGAACCAGCTATTATCTTTGATAAATTTAACCCTTCGTGGTTAGGTTCTTTAAGAGAAGATGTGAGTATGAGGTGTTTGGCAGAAGGAGAACTTACTTATTCTGACGGAACTACAGAAAAGATTGAGTCACTAATGATGAACCCAGAAGATATAATGATTATACCTGAAGGGTTTCCAAATATCATGGAAAATACAGCTCAATTACCTTGTAAGAGAATTGTTATGGCTCAAAGTTGGTATTATATATTGTCTGGACTAAAGGTTGGTCAAAAATGGCAGCACTTTGGAATTAAAGATGTAATTTCTATTTCTGATGGTATTACAGAGTTTTTAAATACGGTAATGCCAGGGCTTAATGTTAAAAATTATAAACAAGCTATCGATAGAGAGTTGTTTAATGTATCAGAAAACATTGCTGATAAGGCGCCTATGATTTCATACATGCCAGGAAGAGGTCCTGAATCTCAAATGAAAACAAATACTGTTATTAGAACTTTTTACGAGTTTTTCCCACACTATAGATGGGTTCGTTTTGCACAATTGCAAGGCTTGTCTAAAGAAGATTTTGCATCTCAATTAAAAACATCTGCACTTGCATTGTATACAGATGAAGTTGCTGGATTTGGTACTTTTCCATTAGAGGCAATGGCTTGTGGGACTCACGTTGTAGGATGGACTCCTTTTGGTAGTAAAGAGTACATTAATGAAGACAATGGTTTTTGGGCTGTTAATGGAGATGTTTTTCAGTTAGCAGAATTGATTGGCATGGCCTTAGATAGATATTTTTCTGGTCTTTTAGATTCAGAAGAAGTATCAAAAGAATACGAAAAAACACTTTCAGAGTATACTAAAGAAAAAGAAGTAGAATCTGTTTTAAACATTTATAAAGAAATTAATAATGAAAGAATTGAAGAGCTTAAAAGCATTAAATAACAAAAATCTACTAGTAGTAGTACCAATTAACGAATTTGAAGAGGAAACTTTAAATGAATCCCTTTATAGTTTATCTAATCAGACGAATGATTCAGACGTTTTATTCTTAGTGTCTAATGATTGTAGTAAAGAAAGTTTAGAAAAGTTATCTGAAATTGCATCTAAACCTTACAAAAGAGTTTTTGATTCAGATGAAGAAGGTAACCCAAGGTCAGAGATTGTATCTTCTGATAAAGGTTTAAATTTTGCAATTGAACAGACAGAATCCAAGAGTTTTAACTCTATATTCAATGAGGCATTTAATATTGCCTTGTCTAATGGATATAAGTGGCTAAGCGTAATAGATAAAGATGATACTGTTGAATCAAACTGGATATATAATTTTGATAGATATTCTAAACAAATGGATAATGTATCAATATTTTTCCCTATTGTTAGACAGGTTTCTGCAGGAAATATGACTGGACACCTCAATGAGGCTACTTGGCTAGAGGGTAGGTCAGAAGTGGCTGGGCAGGCTGACTTGCAAATGTTGATGTCTTGGAATTGTTTGTCTCCAACGGGATGCATGATTAAGCTGGAAGACGTTAAAGAGTATAGTGAAGAAGTAGAAGGGGCATACTATCCTTTTAAGGAAAATATGAATGTCGCTTCTTCTTATGAGTTCTTTTTGAGAATGGTATACGAAGATTTAAAAACATACACTATTCCTAGGTTTGGTTATCAAATGAGAATGGATGTTAACGCTTCTACGTTTGACAGATTCTCTTCTAAGATACCTTCTAATATTACACAGTTAGAAGTAAGTAAAGGCGGAATTACAGCGCATGAAATTGGCTTTTGGATGGAACAAGCTAAAAGCGAATACTTTATGTCTGAAGATAGAGATATAGAATACGAACCACAAAATGCTTAAAAAAAGGCAACCCCTGCAAGGGTTGCCCTTAAGGTTTGCTCACAATATATAGATGAAAAACTGTAAAGCATTTACAAATATAAGTAAATGTCCTAAGCAAAACAAATAAAAATGAAAAATGGCTGGACAAAAATTAAAATCCTTAAATGAATTAAAGTTTGATTCAATAGGAGAAGAATTTATTTATCTACACAGTAAGATATCTAAATACAATAAAGAATTCGAAACTGAACAAAAAGAAAAAAAAGAAATAACTATTGAATATTTAAGAGAGGAATACTCTAGAATAGTGAATGAAGGAGAGGTTGAGGAGAAGTATGAAAAAAATTCAGTCTATTGGACTGTAGAGCAAGAGAGGGCTATAGCTCAATTTATTGTGGAAAAAAACATTGAACAAAAAGAAAAAATATTTAGAGAAGACATATACAAGCCCTTAAAAAAACTTGTTGAAAATATTATATTTACCTACAAACTTTTTCGTTCTGATGTTGAGATAAGAGAGTTGCAAGAAGATTGTATGTCTTTTTTAATTACAAAAATGGATAGATATGACCCCTCAAAAGGCACAAGAGCTTTTGCTTTTTTTGGCACCATAGCTAAACATTATTTAATGGGAGAAAAAAAAGTATCATACAAAAATATGCAAAACAACATTAGTCTAGAAGGTTCTACTGCTGAAATCAACTTAGAAGAAGGAAATGAAGATAGGCAAATGGACTTAGAGTCTGAAAAGGTGAACAATGTAGTTTTTAGAGAGGTTATAAAAAAACTAGAACTAGAATTGTTAAACCCTAAAGTGCTTCTTAATGATAAAAAGGTTATGGAGGCTATTATATTTATATTTAATAGACATGAAGTAATTAACATATACAACAAAAACTTATTATACCATTTAATTAAAGAAAGGACAGATTTACAAGCTAAAGAAATAACCTATTCTTTAACCAGAATAAGAAATATGTACAAGGAGTTTAAGGAGATGTTTCTGAAGACTATAAATTGATGCTACTTTTTTTTGTTAAATATATTTATTTATAAATTATATTATCATGAATAGTGAAGAAAAACCAAAAGACTTAGAGTCTATGTTCAAAGAGCTTTTAGATAAGTCTCTACAGAACATGGAAGAGGAAAGAGAATTGTCTCTAGAGAGATATAGGCGTCAAGACGAAACTATAGTTAGTCCTGAAGACTTTGTTCTACAGGGAAAGTTTGCAGTAGACTATCTAAAAGTGGCCGCTGAGCGTTCAAATTCAATGATAGGAGTTGCAAAAATGATAAAAGACATAATATACAAAGAAGGCTCTAATAATGAAGGGATTAGCTCATCTAGCGCCCCTAGTGATGACCTTAAGAGAGAGATATATAAATATATCAAAGAAAACAAAGAAGGTCCAACTGATAAAAGTTAAAAATGCCATTTAAAACACCTTTAAACTCACCATTAACGGAAGCTCAAAACAAAGCTTTGTCGAAGTTAAATTCGCTTAACACTTATGTTACAGCACCAAAAAAGGCGTTTCAAAATTTAAAAAAAAATCAACAAATAAGTACATTTGACTTGTCTGGCAAGTTTCTTGACTCGATAGCAGGGCCAGGCACTCAAGACGTTGTTTTACAACAATTTACTAGAAAAATTTTTGCAACTTATGGAGAAGACCAATTTCTACTTGAAGACATTATAATAAAAGCTTTAGCAAAATCTTTAGATACTAGAGAAATATATTTGGCACCACAATTGCCTAGTGGAACTACGACAGAATCTTCAACGGGTAGCACTTCTGCTACTACCAATGTTGTTGAATACAATTTTACAGGTAACGAAAAAGAAGAGGAAAAAACTAAAAAAAGTGTAGCCACTAATTACGTGTATCTTATATCAGAAATAACTGACCCAGCTGATATAACCGTAAAAAATGGAGTCGCTTATAATAAACGTATGTTCCTCCTTAACAATATAGGTCTTCCAGGTTTATCATACAAAAGACCAGGCAATAAAAGTGATGAAGAAATAATACTTAAAGCTAAAACTCAAACCGAAGTAGATGGGTTTACACCTCCCGTTAATGGTCTGTTCTATCCACCTGAAGGAACTATAAAAGAAATTGATACAATATCTCCCGCAGGTAAATTTGTTAATGTTTCAAGTAACATACCAGAGAAGCTCCCAGACTTCTCCGTTGGCACTTACTCTGGAAATACTGGAATGACGATTGATGAAGTTGTTAGAGAAGTGAAGATAGATGTAAGTAAAAATGGATACTTTTCTCAAGGTTCAGGCATAAACTACCCCCCGGCAGGAACTCTTCAAGAGGAGGTTACAGACATAAAGGGAGACATTACTGGAGAAGTTTATGACGAAGACGGAGTGTCAATACCTGGTGCATTAATTGAGATAATAGGAGCAAAACCACCATTGGGAGTATTGACTGATGCTGATGGAAAGTATTTAATAAAAGGTCTAACTGCTGGAAGTTATGCATTTAAGCTATCATCACAAGGTTACATTTCCAGAGTTATTGATGTAGCAATAAGCGAAAGGCAAGATGTAGAAAATATTATTAGTTCCCCCCTTACCTATACTGGTTTCACGGCAACATCAGCCAACACTCCTTCATCAGGAACAACTACTGGTACCACAATAGGTGATGGTAGCAATTATAACACTGCACAAACTAATTCACAAACTATAAATACCACAGGAGGTACTACTGACACAATCAATATTAACTATCAATATTCTACAATATCTGAACCTTTAATTTATGAATTTGATTATCAAAATTTACCGCCTAACGCACCAAATGATAATTATGATAGTATATTGCTGGTAGTCACAAATAATAGAGGAATAACACCAGCAACTATTACTATAGGCCCCATAGAAGAGGGTGGTATATTTAAAAATTACATTGAACTTAATCGGGAAAAAAATAGGTGGATAGAGTTGTTTAATGATTCTGATACAATATACTGGGATGGCAAAGAATATCCAGGAAGAACAGATGGTTTGTATAAATTTTCTATCACCAACAATGCTGGATTGCCAACATATGACTTCTCAATGATTGGGGAGACAGCAGAAGAGATGTTAAAAGATTCCTTTACTACTGAAAGAATTATAAGCGGCACTACATACCCTCCAGAGGGAGCTCAATTTTTTGCAGGAAGCAGTGTTGTGGATAGTTCAACATTTATATTGACTGGAGATACAGGTAGCACTTTAGTGGCGGATAGTTTTAGTAATTTTGTTGGGGAAATAGAGGCTAATATAGTTATAGACCAAGATGTGTTAAATGCTGGACTTAGCGGAATTACTTCTGATTTAAAAAGTGAGCTAGCATCATCCTTTTCTTTCAAAGTAAACCCAGATGATGTAGGTTTGACAAATGTAGAATATTTAGATAAATATTTAAAACCAGTATTAAATGCTGGCAAAAGGGCTTTGGTTGCACAAATAATTAAGATGATTTTTGGCCCAAAAGAAGTCATGAGTCCAGACCCAGAAGTTCAAGACAAGCTTTTAAACTCAGCTGCATGTGGAGAAAAGATGTATTCCTTATCAAACAATCCTAGCGTCACCGAAAAAGAGCTTGAATTTAATAGAGTTAAGCTAAAAAAACAATTAGAAAAAGGAAAGATTGAACTAACAGTTTCATGTCAAAAAGTTGAAATAAAAATGCCTGAAAACTTTGAGGAGGAGTTTGATTTACAGCCATCAGTAGATACGGGGGTGCCAGAATCTCAAAGACCTAATCCCGCAGAGTCTTTTAGTTTGGTGGGTAACTATATTAAGCAAGAAATGCAAAGACAAAGAAACGAAGAGGATGCTACTGCAGTTAGGGAAAGTTTCATTAAAATAATGATTGATAAGATAATGCAATACATTAGCGTGGCATTCGCATACAGTCCAGAGATAGGTCGTATATTTGATACGCTAAATGTAGAACTTGGAAAAACGGGTCAAGAAGCAATAAGTCCAAAAGAACTGCTGTCTAGTCCTTGCGAAATAACTGCAGCATGTAAAAGTGAAAACAAAAAAGATTTTGAAGAAAAATCATCATTTTCTAGAAGTATCATAAATTCACTTTACTCACTAATTCTTTCTATGTTGATTAAGAGATTAGTTTCTGAAGCTAAGTCAAAAATAGCTAAACTAATACAAGAAAAAGCTAAAGAAAAAGTTTTAAAATTAATAAAAAAACAAAAAGAAAGATTTAAATTTTTAAGCAAAATAGACGGTTCCATTGATAAGGCACAAGAGTATAAAGACCAAGTTAAGGGCGCTGGTTTAAAGGATATTTTTTCATTTTTAGATAAGAAAAAAGAAGAGGATGGTGAATCAGATGATTCAGGAGGTCTGGAATAAAAATAAAACATAATATTTATAAATATGGGATGTATAAAAGTAGATGAGAAATTACAAAAATCAGAAGAGCTTTCTAATTTTATATTATTTTTATTTAAAGAAAATAGGATTAAAATACCAAAGTTTAGTCTGTTTCAGATATTATTATCTAAAACTAGACCTGGGTTAGATAGTGATTCTATCACTTCAGAAATTATTTCAAAATTTGATAAAATAGGAATTCCATCTGGGCCTCTGGAAAACGGAACTCCTAATGTTATGGAAGAATATACTAAAGTTGTAATGGATGAATTAGTAGATGCCCTACAATCAGACATGAGAGTTGATGTTGCAATAGATGCTGGGATGACCGTTTTGGGAAGTGGAGCAAACGCAGGAGGCCCAGTGGTAACAACTGGCTCAAACCCAACTCCTCATAGCGGAAGTGGTTTAGCTACTTAAAAAAATATTATGAAAGAGGTTAAAAAAAGAAATAAAACTCAAATTCTAAGAGAAATTCAAGATACTGTAGATAGTTTTTTTGAAAAAAAAGAAAAAATTAACTCGTTACTAGATGAAGTAGATTATTTAGAGAGAAAATATAACGCATTGAAGCAAGAAGCAAAAGGTAAGTAATATGGGTGGATTAGATATGATGGCTGACAGCCTCAACATTATGGGAGGACAAAGTCCCACTTCTGGCAATGCGACAAAAGGTGATAAAATAATATACCTAGGAAGAGTTGTTGACAATTCAGACAGGTCTAACATGGGGAGGATACAGGCTACAATTATAGATTTCAATGATGTAAACGGAGAAGAGCAGCCAGGTAAAGACAAGAATGATAACATACCAAAATATGCTTTTCCTTTAATTTATCAATTTGTAAATGTAATACCTAGAGTAGGAGAGTTGGTATATATTTTTCTCGAAAATCCCAAAGACCAATCTTCTAGAAGATTTTATATAGGACCAATAAGAAGTGTTAAAAAGTTTCAATCAAATTTTGAAAGCACGGCTTCAGCTAATAAAATGTTTACAGTTAATTCATATGGACAAAAAAATACAGATAGTCAACCAATAAATGATGTTACTTTTTTTTCGAATGACAACATTAGACTAGATGGTAAAAACAATTCAAATATAACATTCAAGCCAAGAGAAGTTTTGATTACTGCTGGTGAATTGAAAGATAATAGCTTCGAATTGAATGAAAAAACTAAATGTTTTATTCAACTTAAAGACAATGTTGCTGAGACTGAGCCAGACTTTCCATCATCACCTAGGGAAGAAGGGGGTAAAACAAAAATAACAAGAGACTCTTACTCTCAAATGAACATAGTAGCATCTAACATTAATCTAATATCATCAAACACATCATCCAGACAAAATAGGACTCTAGACGAAAATGGAAAAATAAAAGATGTATCAAATGTTGAGCAAAAAACTAATCCAGATTTAGAAACATATGGAAATGCAGCCAAAGAGTTACACCCATTAGTTTTGGGTGACGAACTGGTGAAGGTATTAAAGATAATGATAAGGTTTTGCTTAAACCACAAACATACTCCACAGCAGTCTCCATATGCCACAGAAGAAGAGATTAATTTACTAAATGATTATTTGGCTGACGAAAACATATCAGCTATACTATCTAAGTCTGTAAGAACAAATTAAGCCGTTCTTATCATTATGTCCGTATCTGGGTATCTGACTTCAAACATGGAAAGCGGAGTTGCGTATATGGCATTGTCTATGAAGTTTATTTCAGTCCTTTTAGCGCCACTCGAAACCCCACCAGATAACAGTTGTACATTACCATTTGCTTGAGAAATTAAAGTTGAAGAGTAAATTCCTCCATCTAAATTGTAAGCCCTAAGACCAGAAACGTTTATGACCCCAGGAACTTCTCTTAGTATGTCTGTGACTTGAGCAATGTATACATGTTGGCCTAAATCCCACTTGTTTACGTTAAAGTAATCTTTTAACTGCTGTAGTGCACTAACTTTTATTTCATTACTATTAAAACTCTTGTCAGCAAGTAAGTCTACTTCAAAAGATAGGTTTACTACTTTAGCATTGTTTATTTCAATGAAATCATTTATCATTCTAAATTTAGATAAGTAACTAACCATATTATTTTTTACTAAATTAGAACTTTGTTCAGTTAGTTTTCCTTTTCCATCTTTTGACAATATGTACAATTGAATTTTATTATCATTAACTCTTCCTCCCACCCTAAATGGTGCACCAAACTTACCAGGCATTTGCTTTGCTCTAGATATGTAATCAGATAGAGTTACACACCTTTCTTGTGCAGCAAAGTTTCCAGAAGCAGCATACCTTATTTCTTGAACTGTAGGCAACCCCCTCCCTCCTAGTGCTGGTATTATATTTGTGCCTCTAGTTGAGGACAGTGTTGCATCATTCTTTGTAGCTTCAGAACCTTGTATTAAAGCGTTTATGTTGCTTATGTTGTTTAATACGTTAGTACCAACGTTAGACAGCTCACCTCCCCCTGTTCTATATTTTATGAAAAGAGTAGAGTCAGAAGGCAACTTTTCTCCAAGAGACGTATTGTTTAAAACTCTTTCGTAACTAACTTCTCCAGAGTTTGATAGCGCTAAACTGTTTAAGTACTCTGCATAAGCATCGACATTGGGAGTCCCACCTCCAAAGGTTAATTTGCAAGAGCCGTCAGACATAAATTCTTTAGTAAATCTCTTGTTAACATTAACCCATTTTCCAAAAGCAAAAGATTCTGTAGACTCACCAGTATCCTCTGTAAACACTTCGCTTTGAGATAAGTGTTCAACTTCATGATATTTTAATTCAAAATCTTTATAGTCAGTGTACGTTGGAGGAACAGTTATGTTGGTGCCAGGAACTACTATTACATCCAAAATGTCAAGGACATTTTTCTCATTTAAAAACACTTCTAAAAAAGGGGTTTCAGCATCTCTATCGTTTAATACTTTATTGAAATTTGTTGTAACTCCCGCGACTACAAATTCTCTTTTTGTTATATTGTATCCTAATATATTTTGTGAAGAATCAAAAATAGGATTAACAGTTCTATTTGTAACTCCTACCTCTGAAAAGTCGTTAGAAAAATCTATCTGATTAGCCGTTTCAAACAGCTGACCTCCCCCCTCAAATCTGACACCAGGTCTATATATTGGCAAATACTGTTCATCTGGCCCAGTTGAAAGTGCGGGAACTCTAATTGTCACATTTACTAATGTAGAACTGCCTCTAACTCCAGGAACTTTATAACCAAGTGTTTTTGCTATCCTATATGCAGATGAAGTTTCTGAGACTCCATCTAAAAACAATTCATTGAACCTTTTGTCTGTATAGTAAGACAGTAAGTCAGATACATAGGCCAACAAATCTACCAAAGCCATACCAGCACTGGCAACGTTAAAGTCTTGCCATTGTTTTGGGAAATATACTTTTAAAACATTTTCAATATCCAACCTTATTGTAGAGAAGTCTCTCTTAAGGTAATCTTGTTTTTTAATTGTTGGCATAATTTATTGTTTTATTTTTATTGAGCCTCTCTTGATATGTTTAGGCTAACAAATTCTGTTTTAAATGCAGTATCTACCCTAAAAGTTATATCTACCGTTAGTATATTACCTTGTTCTGGCTCTTCGAATTCTATAGCTGTTATTGATATTTGAGGTATAAATTCAGACACTTTTTTTTCTATATCTTTTTTCATTTCAGACTTAACAAAATTATCTAAAGGCTCCATTATATAATCATATATTGGAGAATAAAGAGAATTCCTCATAGGCCTCTGACCCCTTCTTGTTGTTAGTAGAGATATTAAATCATCTTTTATTGCAGTTGAGGTTGATTTGTTTGTTGCAAACACCCCACCTTCTATTGTGTTCTGAAAAGGAAATTTAATATTTATACCATTAGCCATTATATTCTTTTTTTATAAATAGTAAATGCAAAAAAAATAAAGACTTTTTTCGGGCACTATTTACATATATACAATAAATATTATATAATATATATAATTTAAAATAAAAATAAACTATAAAATGGGAAGGCTTAGAATTTATCCTACAAAAAACAATACAATAGCTTCTGGTTATTTTGAAAATTTCAATTCAGCACTAAATCCAGGTGCCATATTATGGTACGGAGGAACTGGCAATAGAGCTAGTATATCTCGATTTTTAATTCAATTTGATTTAGATGAATTAAAAGGTAAATTAGCCTCTAAGGAGATAAATGAAGAGTATATATCGTCCTACAGATTAAAAATGACAAATGTAATACCTGATGGAGATTTGTTGGATAGTGACTTCGAACTTGCTAAGCTTAGAAAGAAAGTGGCTTCATCTTTTGATTTAATTGCTTTTCCAATAAATAAAAGTTGGGATAATGGAAGAGGTTATGACTTAATGGGTTCTGAATACATAAAGGTAAGTCAGGGGGATACTAATTTAACTGGATACTCCAACTGGAACAGTGCAACAAGTTTGGACTTTTGGGATGAGCCAGGAATATTTACTAACCCAACAGCGTCAACTGCACAAAATTATAGTCAACACTTCGATGTGGGAGATGAGGATTTAGACATGGATATAACGCCTTTAGTAAGTGATTGGCTAAGCGGAGGCTCTCAAAATAACGGTGTTGCCATATCATACGCTAGAGATTATGAGCTAAATTCGGGTGACACTAGATATTTGTCTAGATTTTACACAAATAAAACCAACACTGCATTTAAGCCATATTTAGAAGTTGTTTATGATGAGCAGATAATGAGAGATGATAGATTGAGAGTTGCTAATAATAGAACTTCTAGATTATTTCTTAGCTTGTTTAGCGGAAATACATCTGCTAACTATTTTTCAGCAGGTACCGTATCAATTAAAACGTCTTCAAATCAAGATGTAATAACTGGACTGGTGCCTAAGCAGTTGACTAAAGGAGTTTATTATGTTGACATTCTTATGACGGGAGCGACTAAAAGTCAAATATACAAAGATGTGTGGAGTGATATAACGTTCGACCCAGGAGTTGATGTACAAACTTATGAACAGAAATTTCAAATTTTAGGAAATTATTATAATAACTACCCTAAAGAAATTAACGAATATGTTGTTGATTTGTATGGAATTTCTAATAATGAAATATTAAAAAAAGGAGAAGTTATAAGGGTATATGCAGAAACTAGAGTTGAATATAGCACAAAATCTCCAACTGAATATTATGGCTTAGAATATAGAATGGTTCAAAATGAAATTACAGAAACTATTCCATGGTCTTCTTTCAGCACTTTAGTTATAGGTGGTTGCACTAAGGAGTTTATGGATTTAGACACATCTTGGCTCTTGCCTAATCAGAATTATACTATAGAATTAAGAGTAAACGAGCTGGGAACTAAAAGGGTTTTAAGTGAAAAAATTTATTTTAGAATTTTTGACGAAAGAGATTAAAGTATATTTACTTTTTTTAAAAATGTATTAAAATAACAACATATCTACTTTAAATGACGGATACTATAAAGAAAATAAAGGTTAATAAAGATGTAAGTGTGTTGACTTACTTTTCAACCGTTGATGCTAGCGCTACACAAATGCTTACAAATGCTTCTGCAATTATGCCTCAGAACTCTATAAATGTTTTTGACTTTTTACAAAGGGATGGTGAAGTAGCATATGCAATAAAGGGAAGGGCAAACAAAGTTATAGAAATTATAGAGGTAGTTGATGGTTCATTTTGCAAAAGAATACCTTTGACTAATAAATATAAATTTTTAACAGAAGAAGAGTCTAAAGACGTTGTTAAGGGGAAGATGTTTAAGTCTCAAACAGAAGACGTCACCCCACCCAATAACGGGCGTATACAAGATTTTGTATTGCAAGCAGCAAGCTATTCAGGAGATTCCGCATATTCTAATATATTTTCTACACCCAAAAAAAAAGTAGATTACTATGCTGATGTAACCATTAAGAGAACCATGGATACTCTAGACACTTTAAGTGTTAAAAACAATCCATTAACTGAAATGCCTCAGCAAGAATCTGAAACTGGCGTTGTCTGCGGAACGCTAATGGCTAGGCAAAAAGTTTTAGATGAAAACGGGGAAAGAGTATTAATACCTTTATCGAACGTTCCCATTGTTATTTTTAATCCATCAGAAGAATTTCCTAGTTACGCCTCTAAAGATGCTGATGGTAACAGAATCACATTAAACTTAACTCAAAATTCAACACCTTCAGACTATGCCGATACGCAGTCTTACGTTTTGGATGTCGGTACAGACCAAGCTAGAAAAGTTCTTGGAGAAGAAAAGGTTGACAGTGATTACGATGGCATAAAACCGCTGTTAAAATCTGTAGAGACCTTGTTTGTACCAGATAGGTATAAGTATTCCACCATTACAAATGATAAGGGCGAATTTATAATACAAGATGTCCCAGTTGGAAATCAAGTTATTTTATTTGAAGTTGACTTGTTAAAACAGGGCATGACAAAAGGGGAAGTGGCTTTAAATTTTTTTCCATATTCAACTGAAGAATTGCCTAATGTGGATAATATACCTCACTTTTATTATAGACAAATACCTGTAGGAGTAACTTCATCCTGGGGCAGTTTTCAAACGGGATATACCGAAGTAAATATTACTACCAACTTAGACTTGAGAAAGTGGAATACATTTTATGTACCACCAATATCTATTTCTGAAACAAATATGGAAGAGTTATTTGCTTCTGGAAACTTTTCTCCACTAACTATTTTAGCTAGAGATATGACTAAAAAAGGCTATCCCCTCACTACTGAAGCTGTCCAAATTTCAGATATTTTTTCTAGAATAAAAACTCAAAGACAAGAATGGTTCACTGAGCTTAGGTTTTCAAAGCCAAATATAGAATTTACTAAAAACCAATATCAAGCATTCAAATTGCCATCAAATTTATATGACCCAAATGGATACGCCTCAAAAGATAGTGGCAGAAAAAGCATTAGTGGCTCAAAGGGGGTTTGGCTTTCATGTTATCAGTTAAAAATGTATTACGAAAGTATACCGAATGTTTTTCGTGCTACAGGTTTTGTTAGGAGCGCACTTTCAACTGGTTCAAAAAAAGCTAATCATTTTGATTTAAACAGAGGGCCAGGTTCTGATGCCGATTCCGCTACAGGAGAGGTTGAAAATTTTTCATTAAACACTTTTCCATATGAACAACCATGGACAATAAACTACCCAGCACCTTACAGTATACCTTCAGAGCCTACAGAACTTAACGAAGATAAAAGCTTTTCTAATCAAGTTGAACCTAGATATTTAGACGGAGATAAGGCTGGTCTTTATTGGGGTCAAGAATCATCTAGTGGATATGGGCTTATGACCCCTTTAGAGGGTGGTGATGCAATTTATAATAAATTTGCGCAAACCGTTACTAAGGGAAGTATATATAAGTATGAAAATAACGTAGCTTGGCATGAAGAATATTCAAACGGATTTAGAAAAGCAAGAAATTCACAACTGTTCCCAGGCAAAACATTTACCGTAAAAAATGGAGAAGAATATCAGAGGCTAGAGTGTGGATTTAGTTACTTTATGAAACCTGAAGGTTGGGGTAGAATTACTCACTATAGTTGGGGTGATATTATGTTAAGCTCAGACATTAAGTCATCTTCTACATTGCCCCCAAACATATATCCAACAAGTTACTCCGCATCTATGTTTAGGCAAGGTGAGAACTTGACGATAAGAATGGACACTACAGCAAGACCTAGCTGGATAAGAAATGGTACTATTGACTTTTATAGAATAGTAGATGATTTGCCTCAAGAATTAGCATCAAGACTCCCTCCTCTACAAAAAAGGTATGCACAATTTGAAATAGGTGACATGTTGAGAAATAACAAAAAGACCACAAGTCAAGAATTAAAATTAAAGTTTGGAAGTCAAAAAGACGAAATGACAACATCTTCAAGTTCGCAACTAGAAGTGAGAAATGATGGTTCTATAGTTGCTGAGGTAAATGTAAATGGGACTAAGAAAAAGATTAATCCTGGGGATAAGTCTACATTTACAATAACAGCATCTAGCACTGTTACTTTTGATGGTAATACTGATTTTGATTTTATAGAAAACACTTACAAAACTGCTAGGTATGCTTGTTCGTTTATAAATACTGAAATTACCAATGCAGGGACTTTAACTTATTACGCTGATTTTTCATCTAGTACAGATGTTTCAGGGAAAGTACCAAAAAAGTATCTTGTTTCTACTATAGTTGATTGTGATGGAAATGTAAGATTGAAAAAAGATGGAGATGGTGAGGTTTATGTTGATAAGTGTAAAAGTAACTTTACGAAAGATGGAGACTATGAAGTTAATGGTTTGGTTTTTGAAAAAACAAGGTCAGACAGAGTGGAACTTAGATTTAAGGATGCAAAAGTAGGTATTCATTGTAGCGATGGAGGTTTTGGGATTAGAAAAATAAGACCTATAAAATAAGGCCTATTAGTTAAATTATATGAAAGACAAGAGAAAAATACTATTAGGAACAAAAGATGTGCTACCTCGGGTAAATAAAGATTTATATATAAATTTAGAAATATATAACTCTGCAGATGAATTGCAAACTGAAATAATTAATAACGATTTTAATTTAAGAGAGCAATTCAACAAAGAAAGAAGGCAATCATTGAAGTTTTGTTTGTATGGAACTATGGATTCTATTTATTCAGATTTAGAAAATTTAGAATTAAGCATAAAAACAAATCATGAAGATTTGCTATACGTACCTAGAATAGAGGCTGGCGCTCAAGCATCTACTGAAGTTAAGACTTTTACAAAAAGCCTCTCTCATGAAAGTGGTTTGAGTAAAAATATATTTAAAAAGAAAAAGTCATCTTTTTACTTTATGTTTGAACTTTCTCCCGGAATTAAGAATTATGGAGAGACAAAAGTTTTAATTTTAGACATTAAAGATAGTAAAAAAAACGTATATGCTATTTTAGAAATTCCTTTTTTATTTTTTGACTCTGACAATAACTTAGTTGAATTCGGAACTGATACTGTAGATTTAGATTTAAACGGAAATGAGCAAGTTATCGAAAATGATTATCCTTTTTTATACGATACCCATTGGATTAAGAGGGAGTTTAACATTCCAAGGCCTTTATACATTTCGTTTATAAGAAGTGAAAAAGATAGACTAAACAATCTAACCGTCAAAGAGTCTGGAGGTGTTGTGAATTTCGTTGTCGAATTAGACTTGCCTAGTACTTATGGAATAGAAACGGCAGAAGTGTTCATAAAAGAAAGTGATGCAGTTGAAAATCCCAATAAAGATTTTAATTTCGAGCCTCAAAAAATATCATGGAAAAAAGGAGAGCAGTATAAAACGGTTTCAATAGATTTGATTGATGATTTATATGCTGAAATGGATGAAAAATTGATTTTTGGACTTAGAAATGTCGAATATGCTCTAGAGTCTGAAGAGAATACGTTTCAATTACTTATACAAAATGATGACATACCATCACCTGTCGGATTTGAAAGTGTAGATGCTGAAATTTATTCAAACGATGGTATTTTAAAAACATATTTAACAACAACTAATGCGATAAAGGTTCCCAATCAGACTGTAGATATAGTGCTGGACCTTGAAAATAGTGACGTAAACGTAGGGGAAGAAATAGAAAATACAGGCACCCCAGAAAATCCAGAATATAGACAAACTATAGAGCTTAATCAAGGTTTAGATATTTTCGAAATAGAAATAAACATAAAAGATAACTTTAAATACGATTTTGACAAAGTTGCAATCTTTAAATTAGAAAACCCAACTCAAAACATAACAGTCCCAGAAAATATAGGTCAATTAGACGTAACGATAAAAGATAGTATGATTGTAAGATATACTAGATACGTCCTGGACAGTTCTCCATTAAAAGGTCAAGGCGTATTTAGACTAAAGTCTCCCGCTCCCGAAAATCGTGAAAACGCCATAAGTTTTATTTCTACCATAGAAGGCCCCCCTCAATTTACCAATAATATAGTGACATCTAATTTTAGGTACACCATAGATGTTGTTAATGATGGTGAATCAGTTATATTTAATGATAGAATGATACTAAGTGGAGAAACTGTTACATCCATTGATTTTAAAAATGGATACATACCTTTAAATGTAAAATTACCATCTAACGACAAGTTAAATGAGAAAAAAATGTTTTTTGAAAAATCTAAATACAAATTTGTAATATCAAATATTTCTAAAACTTCACCCTTTCCAGAAGCTTTCGATTTAGGCTCTTCTTTAAATACTGACAACTCTGTAAATACATACTCAGACGTAGAAATAAAAAGTCAACAATTAAATTCTTCCATTGAAAAAAGTGGAACAACATATTACTTAACATCTGAATTATTTGGAGTAAGAACTAGAATGAAAATAATGCCTGGTGTTGCATCAACAAAGTTAGAAGCTTACAATTTAATACTTAGTGAAGACATAAAGGTGGATGATAGCTATTCTGAAATACATGAAAAACTAAAGCTTAGTGGGCAATTTCCTCTACCTGGTATATTTGGGGGAGTTTCAAATCAGTACGATATGCCTAAAGTAAATTTTATGACAAATGCCATAATAACATTCATTGAAAACAATCCAGACCTAGAGCCGCCAAATCCATATAGGTCTACAAATTCGATTCAGGAAGAGATAATTAATTGTAAAATAAATGGGACACTAATATTAAACGATAAACTAGCTACCACCCCACCAGAACCAAATATAAATGACGGAATTTTTAGTCAAATTTTTGGCTCTACATTTGAAACAGTTGAGGCCACAACAAAAGTTCTTAATATAAAATTTGAAGAACAACCCGTTGTATACAGTCAGGAAGAGCAGTTTAATGAAAAGAATTTATCCCTAATGCCAGTTGAGCCATTTCTATAATTATTAGTTCAACATATTTATGTAACACATGGAAGAAGTTTTTAAATATAAAATAAGATTAAACGTAAACCCAGGGGGAGGCGTGATTACTAGTACTGGTGTCATTTCAGATTCTTATGATAAAGATTTTTTTATTACCTTGCCTGTGTATAAAACTCAAGACTTAGAAGGATATGTTTCGGTTGAAAAAGACCCTTTAAAAACCTCTATAAACAGACAGTTTATAAATCCTTATTTTATAGAGTTGGGATTTTTTGAAAACATAAAATCTGTATTAAGTGGAAATTCTAACAGCCAACTTTCTGTAGAAGAAAAGTCTCAACAATATGGAATAGATATTAATAAGTAAAATGGTAAAATATAAAATAGTCATAAGGCCTCAAAGCATATTAGGAAATGCAGTTATACCAAATAACTTAAGTAACTTAAATGGATATCTAACACATGATAATTCAATAGTTGAAAAGGGAATTTTAGTTAATGAAGATAATGTAAATGAGTTTTTAAATGACCCAAATAACGCTAGTGTTATTGATAGGTTTAAAAAATACATAATAGAGTACACAAATGAATTAGGATTTAAGGAAATATACTATAAACCAAGTAAAGTGGCTCCCATTTTAAATGACTACTATAATGAAGAAGTTCGTTTTAATTCTGAAGCAAATCAAATATTAATACTAGACGCACTAAAGGGCACTCAGGAAATTCATTACACTAATAATAATTTTGATTTTTTAAACAACAAAAGAATTGGCACAAATGAATCAAAGTTAATAGACGTTTTAAGTGCAAACACAATTTATAAAGACTATTATATTGATGTTGCAATTGGTACAAAAGAAGATTCTTTGTATGGTACTGACTATTCTAGTTACTTTAAAAGCATAAGCGAAGACGGTGTGTTTTATGTTAATTCTTTTGTTGATTTAAATCAAAAGACAGACCCTTTTGAGTATTGGACAAATGATAGGCCTACAAAAAAATGGAAAAGTGCACCAAAAGACCCAGAACTTGATAGAGTTGAAGGTTTTGAGGATGTAACTATAAAATTAGAAGAGAAATTGCTTGAAATTAAAGATAAAAACAGCTTAAAACACCAAACTCAACTTAAAAAAATAGCACAATCTAGAAAGGTTGCAGACAAGGTAAGAGCTAAGTACGAAAGAAAAAAGTCTTTTGAAGATGCAAGAAAAAAAAGAAAATAATAAATCTTTAAAAATATTTTTAATTCATTATATTTATAATAAATAACATTATGAGCGTAGGTATATATGGCACAAAAAAATTAGCAGATGTCAATTCGGAAGATGTTGACGTTTTGTATGCGTACAGCCCAAGCAGGGAGGAGTTGGGAGAAGTCACATTTAAACCTCTATACAATGCCATAAGCGAAAGTGATTTGCTAAAAATGATTGGTGCCGATGGTATGTACAAACTAAGGTTGCCAGCTGATGTGTTTAATGAGACTGGATTTTACTCTATATTAATCAAGCCAAAGACTTTTCAGGTTGTAGTTAGGGATTGTTCTTATGTTGTTACTGAAGACGAAACTGGCGTTCAGCTATCTAAAAAAGGAATAATAATTCCTTCTGCACAGTTTAGAAAAACAAATAGCTTAGTGGGTTGGTCTGTTGAGTATTTTGGCTCAGATGGTATTAAAGTTAGAAATCTAAATAGAATCATCACAAGTAGCGACTTAGTTAGCCCATCAGTTAATACAACAACTGTAAATAGGGGTGCAACCACTTATAATCTAGACAGTGCTGGGAGCAACCTGTTTTTGACACTAAGCCCAGATGAAGGAAGTATAGTTTCTGGAGATGGTGCAGCAAACTTGGGAGATGCTGGGCAGAGTATATTAATGTCCAATACATATTTTGACCCAATATCTATAGAGGTTGAAATGGTAGAACATGATGTTCAGACACTTTCATATGCATTGTATGGAAACACTAGTAGAGATAACGAAAATGGCATATTGACATACTTTGATGAGAATAATAATATATATAGACAATATAATTTGTTTACTCAGAAAAAGCAATTCTCTCAAGGAAGTGTAGACATTAGAGAGTTAAGGACAAACGTAAATCTAAATCAAGACTTCGAATCAATTACCCAAGGTTTAGTTTAAAAAATCATATTTTTTTTGTATTACAATTATTATCTTAATATTTATAGATATGAAAGATAATGTTAGAAAATTAGAGCTAAAAAAGTTAATACAAGAATATAATTTCTTATTAACTGACGAAGTCTACAAAAAAGAAGTCATCAACGAAACTCAGTCTAATTTTTTAAAAGAAATACATGAAAAAAAGATAGAATTAGGACTGACGGAAGACAAGCCATACCAGCCAAAAAGTCAAATAACAGACTCTGATGAAAGCGATTCGGAACACCCTAAAGATGATGAGAAAAAAGTAATTTCAGACACTAAAGAAAGTGGTGAAAAACAAGTTTCTGATAATGATAAAATTGAAATTGCAGGCAGTGAAGAGAGGGTAGAAAAAACAAGTAAAATCAAAAAAATTTATAGACAAATTGTTAAAAAAACACATCCTGACAAAACAAATTCCAATGAGCATGTTGAATCTTACAACAAAGCAACATCTGCATACGAAAAAAATGACTTAATAGAATTATATTTTATTTCTCTAAATTTAGATATAAATATAGATTTAGATGAAGAAGATATTTTAAATATAAATGAAACTATAAATAAGAAAAGAAGAGAGCTACACAATTTAGAAAAGTCTTATCTTTGGTTGTGGTACAATGCTAAAACAAAAGAGCAAAGAGATATGGTTGTGAATTTGTTTATAAATAAAAACAAAACATAAAATGAAAGACTTATCTAAAATATATGAAGATTTTTGTAAGAAAAAAAGCATTAAATTTCAGCTAGACGATAGTGTGAAAAGCTATGATGATACAACCTTGTTTTGCCCAGCAGGAATGCAGCAATTTAAGGACAAATTCAAAAGCCCAGACAACACAACTGTTGCCAACATTCAGTCTTGTATAAGGTTGAATGATTTAAAAGAGATTGGAGACGGAACCCACATGTTACACTTTCAAATGATAGGATTATTTTCATTTGGTCAATTAACAATAAACGAAGCTGTTGACTTTTGGGTAGAGTTTATTCGAGATGTATTAGAAATTAATATTGATTATGTAACAGTACATCCAGACAGATTTGATGACTGGAAATGGTTGTATGAAAGGCACAAAGTTGTTATTAAGCTAGATGAAGAATGTATATGGTCTGATGGCGAAATGGGAGGATATTGTACTGAGTTTTACCACAATGAAGTTGAGATAGGGAATATAGTAAACACATTAGACAAGTTTATTGATGTAGGATTTGGGTACTCTAGATTAGATGACATTATAAATGAAAATAAAAAATTAAACGAAAACGACATACTGAAAGATGCAATTATTAAAATAATTGATTCTGGTTTTAAACCAGGGCCTCAGAAGCAAGGTTATATATTGAGGAAATTATTAAGACAATTATATGTTGGCGGAGGAAGTGTTGACCACCCATTTTTTGAAAAAGAAATACAAAGACAAGAAAAGACTAAATTAAGATATGAAAGGCTAAAAGAAAGACATTCAGATAAGCCTAAAGAATGGTGGTTTGATACTCATGGAATTGATTTAGATGAAATGAATTAAACAAAACATAATATTAAATGAATAAAACCATTTACATGACGTATAAAAATCATGACTTTCCAAAGGCAAAAGTTTTTGAAATGTGGAAAAGCCTCAACCCAGATTGGGATATATAATTTTCAGATGATAATGATTGTAAGGTTAGATTTGACAGTATAGATGTTATGAAATCAAGAGATTTAGATTATTTAGACTCTAAAATAAATTCAACCACTTGGAAAGGCGATGAAAACATACCAATAAAAAAATATATAAAAATACACAAAAAAAGGGGAGCTATAAAATAGCCCCCCCCTCTTTAGGTTGTGTAATTTATAATAAATTATATTTTACATTACATTATTCACCCTTTGAAAGTGATAAAAGTTCATCCTCTGAAAGTCGTTGAACACCATCGTAAGTAGTTTCGAAATCAGATGTGCCATCAGCAACTTTTGCTGCACTATCACCTAACGCTTTTTTAGCATCTTCAGATGTACCAGCAATAGAAGCTATTACAGCATTAACACCGTAAACAGCTACACTAGCTCCAGCAGCAACTAATTCTACAGCTTCATTCACAAATGTGAACGAGCCACCAAACTCAATATAGTCCGAAGTTGGTACTTGTAACAAACCGTTAACAAAAATTTGCTCAGTATTACTCGTAATCTCAGTTCTAGGAGTAAACGTATTCGCTACAATGTCAAGCTCACCTTTCTGCATAATAATGTGGTTTGAAGACTGAGCTTTAAGTGCATCATTAGTCGCAGCAACAAATTCAGTAAACGAATCAATAAGAGTTACGTCTGTGTTTGAAAGAATGTCAGCAACATCTTGCGTTAATGCAGCTTCAGCAGCCTCAGCTCTTGCTTGTTCATTAGCAATTTCTTGAAAAATAGCCTTATCGATAAGTTTCTGTTCCGCCTTAGCAGTATCAAGAGCATCTTCAGCAGCAGCTTGATTAGCATCTACATCATCTTGAATAGTTTTTCTAGCAGTTGCAGCTCTAGCAGAATCATCAGCTTGTTTAGCAACTTGTGCAGCCAATCCGCCAGTTAAGACTTTATCAGCAGCTTCAGCAGCAGCTTGATTAGCATCTACGTCATCTTGAACGGCCTTAACAGCAGCGTTATTAGAAATAACGTAAGAACCAAATGCATTATCATTTTCAGTATCAACAGAGTTGATTAAAGTAACGATTTCAGCAAATGTATCAGCATCAGCAGTAGCAGCCTCTAAAATTGCATCAATTCTACCTTTTTCAGTAGAAATCTTACCATCAAGTGCAGTGTCAGCAGCTTTGTAAGCAGCGTCC